CAGAGTTAGGGCCGTTTCAGCATTTTTACCGCTTAACAGTTAATCTTTAGTAGTTAATCTTTGCCCGGCGCAAGCCGGGCGCATTAAATCCCTATTCTATGAATATCCGCGAAAGGCAACTATCACTATTTGACCCCGAACCCGATTTGAACGTGGGGGGGTAACGTGCAGTTTGGAACACCGAAAACCGAAACGGGCTAAATGGCGCGTACATTTCAAAAACGGTAACTGCCGCGACGTGTGCGGCTGGTGTGTTAAGCAATTCCAACCCGGAGGCGACCACGCCAATATCGTAGAACGAATAGAAAAATTAAAGAAACAATGAATGTAGCGTATAACATAGACTGTATGGAATATATGCGGACTTTGCCCGATAAATACTTTGATTTGGCAGTTTGCGACCCACCATACGGGGTAAATATAAACCATAATATCGGCAGACGCAAAGGCAATAAACCAAGCGGCCATAAAAAGGTATGCTGGGACGCTGCACCCCCCCCAGCGAGTATTTTAACGAATTGCGACGAATATCAAAAGAGCAAATTATATGGGGTGCTAACTACTTTGTTAGCCGTATGCCGTGGGATAGTCGCTGCTGGCTATTATGGGATAAAAAATTTAGTGATAAACTTACATTTTCGCAGTTTGAATTAGCGTACACGTCTTTTAAGTGTGGTACTAAGAAATTCGACAAAAGCCCAAATACCCGGTTTAGAAAAATACACCCAACCCAAAAACCCGTAGAGTTATACGAATGGATTTTTGAAATGTTCACTAAACCCGGCGATAAAATTTTAGATACGCATTTAGGTAGTGGAAGCAGCCGAATAGCTGCGCATAAAATGGGGCTTTCGTTTATCGGGTGCGAAATAGATAACGACTATTTCGCCCAGCAAGAACAAAGATTTAGTACATACTTAGCAGATTGCGATTTTTTCGAGGGTTAAAACTATGGACGATAAACAAAAAAAATGCGGTAACTGCGCGCTTTGCATACACACCTATTTAGGCGGTGAATGTAGCCTAACCGATAACCCGGTAGAGTATGAGCAGGACGGCTGTATAGACCACATAGCGGAGGATTAAGATATGGACGAAAAAGATTTTAACGGCTCAGTGTCGGCGGTAGTGCCAGCAAAGCAAATGGATAAACTATACGCGCTTTTGGAAAATGAAGAAAAGCCACACAGCGTTTACGTGCGCAGATGCCTACGAGGTACAAAACAAATTATCATTTGTTGCAATGCTGAAGATGTCGCCTATTTTAATACGATAGTAACCAATGAAAATAAAGCTGAAATATGATTTTACGATAGACTTAGCCACAGCCCACAGCCGCGTATCTAAAAAGTGGCGTAATAGGCACTGGCAATGGTCTGAACTGCTGGAACGCTGTAGCGAAACCAAACGCACAGCGGAAACAGCAGCCGAATACGCGCGTATGACGCGAGAGGAACAAAGCAACGTAAAAGACGTGGGCGGCTTTGTCGGCGGCTACCTAAGCGGTGGAATACGTAAGAATACAAACGTAATGTACCGCAGTGTGGCTACGCTGGATATTGACTACGGCACGCTGAACGTGTGGGAAGATTTCCAAATGGCGTTTAGTTTTGCCGCAATGATATACAGCACGCATAAGCACAGCGACAAGACACCGCGCTATAGGTTGGTGTTCCCACTGAGCAGGCAAGTAACACCGGCAGAATATGAGCCGCTTTGCAGAAAGATTGCCGCCGAACTGGGTATAGACCTATTCGACGATACAACCTACGAACTGCCGCGCCTATTCTATTGGCCCAGTACCTCAAAGGACGCAGAGTATGTTTTTGAATACCAAGACGGCCCGGCCTGCAACGTGGACGCTGTACTAAATCAGTACGTGGACTATAAGGACGTAAGCGCGTGGCCTATATCAAGCAGGGAGGGCGACGTTATAGCCCACGAAATTAAGAAAGCAGGCGACCCGACAGAAAAGCCCGGACTAATAGGCGCGTTTTGCCGTGCTTACTCTATCGAGGAGGCGATAGAGCAGTTTTTAGGCGACCAGTACGAACCGACCGGAACCGACGGGCGATATACCTACAAGTTAGGCAGCGTGGCCGGTGGTTTAGTTTGCTACGAGGGCAAATTTGCTTTTTCGCACCACGAAACCGACCCAGCAAGTAGGCAGCTGTGCAATGCTTTCGACCTTTGCCGTATTCATTTGTACGGCGCGAAAGATGAGGGTAGCCGCGCACTGGACGTTACGCGCAAACCGTCGTATATGGCTATGCAGGAAATGGTGAGCCAAGACAGAAACGTAAAACTGCTGATGTCGCGCGAGCGCAGCAAATCCGCTGCGAAAGATTTCGACGAAGTGGAACTGCCGGAAGATTACAGCGACGAATGGAAAGCGGAATTAGAGTACAGCAAATCCGGTAAATTGCAGTGTACTATCGGCAACATTATTCTAATACTGGAAAACGACCCTGCGCTGCGTGGGCGCATTACCCACGATTTGTTTGCAGGCGTGGACGCGGTTGTAGGCGGTTTGCCGTGGAATAAGAACGCTACGCAGTGGACGGATAACGACGACGCTAATTTGCGCGTATGGTTGGAACGTAACTACGATATAACCGGCAAAGAGAAAATAGCCGACGCGCTTACGGCGGTGCTTACACGCCACAGTTACCACCCTATCCGGGATTACCTCAACGGCTTGCAATGGGATAACGTACCGAGATTGGAGAAACTGATAATAGACTATATCGGTGCTGAGGACAACGAACTAAACCGCACAATGACACGCAAACACTTTACGGCAGCCGTAACGCGTGTGTTTAATCCCGGCTGCAAATATGATTACTGCCTAATCCTTACCGGCCCGGAGGGTGTGGGAAAATCCACGCTGTTAGGCAAAATGGGCGGCAGGTGGTTTAATGACAGCATAACCACCACCGAGGGCAAAGAGGGTATGGAGCAACTGCGCCGCGCGTGGATTATCGAAATGGGAGAATTAGCCAGTATAAAGCGTAGCGATGTGGAAAGCGTGAAAGCCTACCTATCCAAGCGCGTAGATATATACCGCGCAGCATACGGCAGGCGCACGGCAGAACACCCCCGGCAGTGTGTTTTCTGCGGTACTACTAACGAGGTGCTTTTTCTCAAAGGCGACAACGGAAACCGCCGCTTTTGGATTATGGCGGTTAATCCTGCACTGCGCAAATATAAGAAGTGGCAGGAGGCGTTAGACCGCGACCGCGACCAACTTTGGGCCGAGGCCGTCCACTATTACAAGCAGGGCGAAAAACTCTACCTATCGGACGAACTGGAAGCGCAGGCACGACAGAGGCAAGAAGAATACAACGACAACAGCGACGACCCTATAGTGGCAATGCTGCAAAAATTCTTAGATACCAAACTGCCGGTGGACTGGGCGACCAGAGATATAGCCGACCGCCGCAGGTGGTTAAAGAACCCCGACCCGTTGGACGCTAAGGGCGTAGAGCTGCGCGAAAAGGTATGCGCCGCCGAATTTATTTGCGAGCAAATGGGGCGCGATATGTCGGATAAGGAATATAAATACCTATCGCGGAAAATCTGCAAACTGATTGACGATTTGCCGGACTGGGAGCGCGTGAGTATGGTTAGACACGCGGAAAAATGGTACGGCAGGCAAAAAGGTTTTAGGCGAATAATCCAAGCAACCGACGAGGACGATTTATAAAATTTAGCAACCGAAATAAGGTTGCAGGCAGTGGAGAGCATAAAACGAATTTTGCAACCGTGTATTTTAGTTGCTTTTTCGGTTGCTCTATTCGGTTGCGGTGTAAATTTATTGTTTTACAATGGTTTATAAGTATTAGCAACCAAAGCAACCAAAGAATATATAAAAAGATAGAAACAATGTAATACAGAGATATAAACCCACTTACGCGAAAAAAAATACACGTCTATACGCGTATAGGGTAATATATAGGAATTTTCAAAAACTTAGTTGCAGTGAAAAAGAAGATAGAAAATATAGTTAGACACGCCGAGGTATCGGAGAAAGCGATAGAACGCTATTTGACCGATAGCGTAAAAGAGTTGGGCGGCGTGTGCCTAAAGTATAGTAACCCCGGAATGGTGGGTTATCCCGACCGCATTTGCTTACTGCCGGGCGGCGTTACCGTTTGGGTGGAACTCAAAAGCAAGGGCGAAGCATTAAAGGCAGTGCAGAAAGTACGTATTTGCCAAATGGCGAAGATAGGCCACACGGTACACGTGTGCGACAGCAAAGAGGCAATAGACCAAGTTTTAGAACCCTACAAAAGTAACCGGATATGATATACAAGCCATACGAATACCAGCAAACGGCTATGCAGTGGATAATGGATAAACCTAAATGTGGGCTGTTTTTGGATATGGGATTAGGTAAGACCGTATCGACACTGACAGCCATACAGCAGATGATAGACGACTGCGAGATTAGCCGCGTTTTGGTTGTTGCACCTAAAAAGGTTGCAGAAACTACGTGGAGTACCGAGGCCGAAAAGTGGGAACACCTGCACGACCTCAGAGTGGTTAAAGTGTTGGGAACGGAGAAACAGCGATGTATGGCACTGGCACAGAAAGCCGACGTTTACGTAACCGGGCGCGATAACTTTGTTTGGCTGGTTGGAAAGTATGGCGGACAATTACCGTTTGACGCGTTAGTGATTGACGAATTAACCAGTTTTAAGTCTGCGAAAAGTGAAAGATTTAAGGCTATGCGTATCGCCGTTCCAAGCGTTAAACGGGTTATAGGGCTTACCGGAACACCGGCACCGAACGGGCTAATAGATTTGTGGGCGCAGATGTACTGCATAGACCAAGGCGAAAGGCTGGGAAAATCAGTTAGCAAATACCGCGAAACCTACTTTGAAACGCACAAATGGAATAATATAATAGTCCGTTGCGACGTAAAAAGCGGCTGCGAGGACATTATACGGGCAAAGATAGCCGATATATGCCTGAGTATGCAGGCAAAGGACTATTTGCAGCTGCCGGATATGATAACCCACACGGCTAACGTCTATTTGAGCGAAAAGACTATGGCGGCTTATACCAAGTTTGAAAAAGAAAAGGTTTTGGAGTTTACAGCCGAACACGCCGGAGAACCGCAGAACATATTAGCCAATTCCGCAGCCGGGCTTATGAACAAGTTAAGCCAGTTTGCTAACGGGGCGATATACGACGAAGATATGCAGGCCCACGAAATACACAGCGAAAAGTTAGACCGGTTAGCCGAAATAGTGGAAGCCGCCAACGGCAACAGCGTATTAGTGTTTTACCAGTACAAACACGACATACAGCGAATAACTGCAAGGCTGAAAGGCTACAAGGTACGGACATATCAAGGCGAAAAGGATTTGCAGGACTGGAACGCCGGAAAGATAGACGTACTACTGGCACACCCGGCGAGTACGGCGTATGGCCTCAATATGCAGCAGGGAGGGCATTATATTGTTTGGTTTGGCACCGGTTGGAATTTGGAACACTACCAGCAGGCTAACGCCCGACTGCATAGGCAGGGGCAACAGCACCCGGTTACAGTGTATAAGTTAATCTGCGCCGGTACTGTGGACGAAAGAGCCGCTGCCGCTTTGGAGGGCAAAAAGGGAGTGCAACAGAGTTTGTTAGATAGTCTTAACTACTTAATTAGTAAATATCGTGAGTAATAGAAAACGGGTAAATATATCCATAGACCCACAGACATACGAAAGGCTGCAAAGCATAAAGCAAGTACACGGGTTTAGTAACGTGTGCGAGTTGGTAGTAGCCTTTGTGCATATACTGTTAGACCGTATGGAAAGAGTGGATAAACGAAAGTACGATTTGCCCGATGACGACGGGCGGTATATCGACGAAATGTTTGACGATTTGGGCCACGTACAGCGTACACCCAACGGCGACGCGTCAGTACGCAGGCACACTAAACGGATTAAATGACTATGGCAAAGGATAAGGAGTATAACAAGTTAATCCATACTAACAAGTGGCTGAGGCTGCGCCGTGATGTATTGACGAAACACCCTATTTGCCAAAGGTGCGAGGCTGAGGGAAGATTAACGCCTGCTACCGAGGTACACCACATTAGACCGGTTGAGGAAGCATTTACCAAAGCCGAACGGGTG